TGTGAACTCTGACTTGTCAACACGCATACCTGTCCACTCGGTACGTGCATTTTTATAAGGTCTTTTAAATCCTGTACGATCGTCTATGAAGACCGCATGTTTACCTTTTGCGTATTTAGCCATTTAGTAAACCTGTGGTTGTACGTAGAAACTTACTCTCTCCCTATCCTCATCTTTTGCTTTGGCCCAGTCTTCATCATAAAAAGGTTTTAATACCTGTAATCTATCAGGAGCTTTTTTCATAGCTAGCTCCACTGCTAAACCACTAATCAAAGCTGGTAAATATCTTTTTGGTATCTGTGGATTTTGTGAATACGTAGCAGATACATCTTCTGGATATTTAATTGACCAAGCAACAAACTGATAATATGTTTGATCTGGTATTGGCCATAGATAAATTTTATGAGTTGCTGTACCGCTTGATGTGAATTGAGCATTTCTCTCTACAGAAAATTGAACTGGTTTACCTGTATCACTTTTTGTTGGTATTTGTAAATATTCGTCAAGACTTATTCTTTCTAAAGAAATGTCTTGTGGGCTACTAGCATCGGAGTTATCCCTAATTACTCCATCTAATATATCAAGATGACTGCCTGCACTTACTGTAATATGATCTTGATCTTTAGTCATAGCTATTGTTTCTAAGTTTAATGTAAATAAATTTACACCATCGTTAACCCATTTTGTTAATAATAGGTTTAAAGAACGTCTAGCTGTTTTTAAATCATAACCACTTTTAGTTTCTATTCCACAACGTTCATACGCTTCTTGTATTATTTCAGCTGTGTCTAGATTAAAAGTATGTGTACCAGAAGTGACCATCTAGTCCTCCTATCCCATGAATACTGTTTTAATTAACCAAACAAATTGTGCAAAAACCATAACGCCAACAGTCCATATAATTTTCTGTATACTATTAATTGCTTTTTCCATGTGCCATAAATCGTTACTCTTGATAGTATCTATCTTTTGATTTAACAATTTTAGCTCACCTTTCATTTCGGTAATCTCTAGTTTATTGTTTATTTCTTCAGACACGTTATGCTATAAATGATGTAAGACTTTCCATCTTACCTACTTCAAATTTAGCATAAGCACCATTTGGAAATAATACTCCTTCATCTGGAACTGTGATATCTCTAGTTACAGTTGCTGAAGCTACAGTTCCTACTTTCATCAAGTTGGTTCCTGTTGGTGATCCGTCATTAAATTCAACCGTACCAGCTGCTGCATCATTTACAATGTATGCACCTTTTAATCTAATACGTCCTGCAAAAATTACGTCTGCTGCGCTATTGTTTATACCTGCAGAAACGTTTCCTGCGGCTGCACCACTAGCAGCAATTTGTGTTACTGTTTTAAAATAACTTGAACCAGTTGCAGTACCTGTGTCTGCCCCTGTTATAACCTCTGTTTGTGCGTCTCCATTTACGTCTGTGCCTGTAACAGTGAATGTTATACCACTGTCATCACCTGCACTTAAAATAGTGACAATTCTTCCTGAAGATAAAGTTACTGATCCACCATCTGCCAAAGCTCCACCAAGGGTTAAGTTTCCTGCACCACTTACTGAAGCGGCACTAGAAATACCATCGGCATCTAAAGCGGTAGTATCAGAGATAAACTTTGATCTTACATCTGATTTTCCAACCATGTTAACTCCTTTTAATTGTTATGAGGAGGTTTTTACACCTCCCCATATTATAACATTATCTTTCTACTGCTGCAAATACGTAATCAATTGTCATTGATTTTGCTGCGGCTTCACCGTTCTGAATACCAAAAGAAATTGTCAGTTCTTCATCATCAGGTATATTTGTTAATGTAGTTTCTTCTGCTACTAATGCATCATCAATAAATATTCTTACTGAACCATTTCCGCCATTACCTGTTGGGTCATAGTGAAATGCTACTGTTACGAATGTATCATCAGAGATAGTTGCTACTGAAGAGTTCGTAGTCGCAGTGTTGTTCTTTTCAATTAAATGATCCATAGTTGCTGCACCATCTGCTTTGATAAAGAAAATACCATCAGTTGTATCTAATGGAGTAGTATCTGTGATACCTAATCCCATTACAAAATCTGATTGTGTTGCGTCACTTACTTTAAATTTAGCTTTAAAAAATAAATTTTTACCAGCTACGTATTTAAACGATTCGCCTTTTAATTGTAAGAAATCTAAATCATTATCAGCGGCATCATTTGTAATTAATAATGCACCACCAGCGTGTGAAGTTAGCGCTTCAGTAGCATCTCCTCCACCTGCTTCAGTTGTAGTGATAGTCCACTCGTCTGCATGATATGTGAAAAAATCGTTTGCATATGAATAATATTTAAACGGGTCTAAGTATGGGTACTCAAATAATGGATTCCCTGGAATCTGATTTGATACTCCATTTCTAAAATGTGTAGTCGGCATATGAACAGCCCTCCTTTAAGGCCAGTGAGATAAACTCACCATTCATGTTAGTTTGAGGGGGCACTCGTTAAAATGCCCCCCTAGGTTTTTAGCTTGGGTTTGATGCCCAAATACCACGCCAGTCAGAGAACCCAAAAGAGTATCTCTCTCTAGCTTTGTATCTTACGTTTCCAGTTTCAAAGTCGCCTTCCATGGAAGTAGCAATTCCAGCTCTGTTGAACATTTTCATTCCGTGTGGAGAATCTGTTCTAATGAACCATCTTTTGCTGCCAGTAAATCTGTGATTTACGTGGTATCCACCAGGTAGCATACCTTTAGATACTAATGCATTCACATCGTTATCTGCAGTTGCTGGTCTGTATGGAGACGCTAATAGTCTTTCCGCAACGAATACTAACTGTCTTGGAATGTGTAAAGTTTTACCTTGAAGAGCCACTGGAATGTCTCTATCATCAGTAAAGCCTGCAATACCAATTAACGCATCTTCCAAAGAAGTTTCTGAAAGTTCCGCTTGTGTAGTGAAAGTGTTCGCTTGAGTTGTACCACTTTGAAGTGGGTGCGCAGTTGACGCTAATACAACACCGTCTCCACCTAATTGTGAAGAGTCAAATGCTTTATTAAATACGCTTGCTGCTTTTGTTTGTTTAGCTGATGCCATTGATCTAGCTAACGCTTTTGTAAGTCTAGTAGAAAGTTTATCATAAAGATTGTCTTCCATAGCTTCCTCAGTAATTGAGAATGCCATAGCGACAGTTTCATGATTATATCTTGCTACCCAACCTTCTCCAGTGTCAGCGTAGTTTACAGCTTGACCTTCAAATTTTACAGAAGCTTCTCCAAAACCTGGGAAAAGAACTTCTTCTTCGAAGGCTCTATTTGATGTTTCCTCATCGAACAGTACAGCATGCTCGTTTTCGTATCTAGAATACTCTGTTCCGAAAATTGCATGTAACCCAGGTACTAGTTCTTTAAGGATTTGACCTCTTGATATAGCCATAGTTATTTACTCCTTATATTACGCAATACCTGTAACGCCTGTAGCGCCCGTACGGTGTTGATGTGAATTGATTCTTACTAGAATGTCCATAGTAGTTCCAGCAGATGAGAAACTTAAATCAGTTTCAGCACTACCTAAAAGTTGTAGTGGGAAAGTGTTTGTAGTTGCTATCGTGCTAGAGTCTGCTACGAGACCACTCTTGAAAGTTACTGTTGAGCCTGATGGTGATGCTACGATTTGTAGGTTATTTCCAACGTTAGCTGCAGTTAATGCGCTAGACGCTTGATCTGCTTGGATCTTAAACAAAGTGTTTGGATCGTCATACACATAAGCTTTGAATTTAGCTTTAGCAACTGTGCTTGCTGGAATTGAACGTACAAATTTAACGTCGCCAGTAGAATTGTCTGAGTATTCAGCTCCGAAGAAAACACCTATAACTGCGCCAGGGGATGCTGATCCCATGTCAGTTACAATGTTTCCAGAAGAATATTGTACTAAGTCGCCTTCAAAAAAAGCTGAAGGTGCTGTAGCTGCTATTCTATATCCGTTACCGTCACAGAAATTATTGGCTCTGATTGTTCCGCCAGTAGCTTGTCTTACTGGTTCTAATCCGTATCCTGCCATAATTTTCTCCTTATTGCAAGTTAAAAGTTTATACGATTCTCAGAGCCAATCTAATGATTTACTCTTCGAACCTTGGTTTTTGTCCACCGCCTGTAGTGACAGAAGTTTTGGACTCGTCTCGAACTGGCATCGATGAATTTTGATTTTGCATATATTCACTACTGTATGCTCTATCCATTTTTCTAGTTTGTTCGCGGTAAAACTCTTCTTTCTGTTCAACCAATTCTTTTGAGTTTTTCATAAGAATTAAATCGCCAGAACGAACAGTGCCCTCGTGTTTGCCAGCAGATAACACGTCAGCGTGATAGTCTCCCCCAAGTTCATTAGGTTGAACAGGCACGTAGCCTTCGCGTAATCTTTCGTGAACATTTGAGTCATCTGGATTATTCAACAATTCGTGTCTAACCCATATGTATTCCATGTCCGCTTCTTTTCTTGATTCAGGAATCTCTAATCTTTTTAGTGGTTCCCAAACCTTTTTTCGAGTTGCCGAAGCCCGACTTTTACGGCTCGTTTTAGTTGCTTGTGTCATTTCTAACCTCCCGCCTGTTGGCGCACTTTTTGTCGCGCGTATTCCTGTAGAGAAACTCCTAGTCTGTTAGCCATATCAACTTCTGATTTGGTTAACTTAACTTGGTTTTTCCCGATAGCAGAGCGCGTTCCGCTCAAAACTGTTGGAACTTTTTTAGCTGCCTTAGTTTTAAACCTTTCAGGAAATTCATCCCTGATTCGAGAATCAAGTTCGTTATAGTATTCATCTGGATTTGATGCAGGAACAATACCTTCATCAATTAATTCTTTATGAATAACCATAGCGGCTTGAGTCATAATCCGATCTTTAGTAGAAGATCCACCGAACCATTCATTTCGTTTTTGCCAACCTAAAGCTTTACGATCTGGAACATAATCATTAGAAATTGTTTTCTTCTTTTGTTCTGTTTTTGGTTTAGTCTCTACTTTTTTATCAGATTCAGCCCTTACTCTGTACTGCTGTGCGATTAAAGTTTCAGCTTTTACTGAAGCTAAAGCATCTTGTGCTTTAATTTCCGCATCAATGTCTCCTGATTCTTTTGCTGTTTTGAGTGCAGTTAAGGATTGTTTCTCTTGGGCTTTTAATCTTTCTATGTATGAATTAATAGCCTGCAGCTCGGAATCCCTAGATTTAGTTTGAAGCTGATCTCTTTCTGAAGTCCAAGTTTGTTCTTGTTCTTTTAGATTTTTAAGTTGAGCTTCTAACTCTTTCTTCTCTTTGACAAGACGCTTGATTCTTTTTTCAGCTCTCTTGCCAAATTGTTTTTTATCTTTCGATTCCTCTTCCTCTTCGGATTTTTCTACTTCTTCGTCTTCGTCAGATGATTCATCATCTTCTGATTCTTCTTCCATAGTTTCCTCTGATTCGACTGGAGCCTCTTGTTCAGTTGGCTCTTCAGGTTTAGCTTCTGCTTCTCCTTCAGATTCGTCTGGAAGATCAACAAGTATTTCCTCTTGTTCTTCCTGTATTTCTTCTTTTTTAGTTTCGTCTACCATTAGACCTCCTTCGGTTGCGATCCGCGTTTTTCGCTTGTCCTATATAATATACTAATATTATAATATATGCAAGTCTATTTATGCGATATTTTTGACGGATCTGGTACTACAGCTAGCACTTCATCGTCATTAATCATTGAGTATTCTTGTCCCTCGTACTTGAATTTTAATCCAACATACTTAGCAGTAAGAACCCAATCACCAATTTTACACCATGCTTCATTCTTGTCATGGTAACAATCAGATCCCATAGATATAACTTCAGATACAACACAAGAAAATTTAGCTGCTTCTCTTGAATCATCAGTCAATATTATGCCCCCTTTTGTTTTTTCTTCTACTTGCCTAGCTTTTAGTAAGACTCTAAAACCTGAAGGTTTTGGTAGCAATAATTGTTTAGACATTGTTTGCCTCCTGTTTGTATAGTTTTTGATACTCATCTTTTACTCTAGATTTCATATCTTGCAGGGTATGTCCTATACCCAACATATATTTGTATGAAGCAAAATCATCAGCACCAACACCAGATAGTTGATCTTTGTTAGCGTCTATTGCTTCATCCAAAGCCTTTAATAGATTGTCTTTTAATGTAGTAGCGTTCATGTGTCTCCTGTTGAAGGGGGCAGTTTAATGCCCCGTTCATTTATTTAATAGTTACTGTTTTAGGTTTTTTCTCCTCTGGTACAATCTTTTCAATATATATTGAAAGTAAACCATTTTTTAGATTTGCATCTGTCACTATCATATCATCTCCTAATGCAAATGATCTGATAAATGA